ATTAAAGGATATAACGGTTCTTTACGTGATAGTTCGGGTAACTTAATTGGTGAATTAACCAGTTTTACCTTATCAATCACTCAGAACTCAGAGCAACATAACGCATTTGGTGATGAATGGATTGACACCACAGCGACTAATAAGAATTGGTCAGTTGAGGGTTCAGGTATGTTTGACCCAGACGATACTTACCAATCAGCAATAGTAACAGAGGTTATTTCTGGTGATTCAGTCTATTCGATTGAAATTAGACCAGAGGGTGATACTACTGGTGATGATAACTATACTGGCTCAATCACACTTGGCGAGGTTGGCATTGAAGCCACTTCTGAAGGTGTTATTGGCTTTAGTTTCTCTGGACAAGGTTCAGGGGCATTAGCTAAAGGCACTGTTTCGTAATGGCGTTTAAAGCGATTGATAGAAGTGAAACATTAGAAGTTGTTTCAACAGATGACCCAGCGATTGATTTAAAGAAATCAGACGTTGATGCTTATAAAGATTCACACGATATGAAACATTTAAGTTTCATTGAGGGTGAGCAACCTACGGTATTTCATTTAGGTACTATTACCTTTATGAAGTTCGCAGAGATTAAGGACAAGCACATCTCATTTGATTTGGGTGATAACGGTCAAGAGATTAAAACTAATCTATTTGGCTTAACTGCTGATTCACTTCGTTACTCGCTTAAAAAGGCAGACAACTTACCTTTCCCAATTAAAGTTGAGAGAGGTAGGCTTTCTGACACCACTATGGACAAACTGGCAAGATTAGGTATTGTTGAAGAATTAGGCAACGTGGCTCTAAACCTTAATGGCTTTGGAGATGACGAAGAAAAAAAGTAATTGGGGCAATCATTCAAAGTGAATTAAGATATGATTGTAACAACTGCTCAAATCACGATAAAGATGTACGTGGTTGTAGTCTTGATGCTTCAACAATAGTTATGGCACACGGTATCAAGGGACACGCAACACGCTGTCCAGTGATAGATGCTCAAGAAGTAGGCGAGTATTTTAGAATATTCAAATACTGGAAGCAGGGGAAATACCCTAACTCTGGAACTTGGGCGGATCAACCGAACCGTTTAGTAATGATGATGGAGTGTATAGATGAGCAATCAACAAATGCAAATACTGATTAGTGTTAGAGATAAAGCATCTCGTACTATTCGTGGCATATCAAAGAAATTAAAAGGATTATCAAAGGTAGCTAAAAAGGCTGGTCGTGGAATGACTAAGGCTTTCAAGGGTGTTGCTAAATCAATATTCAGTCTTAAAACAGCAGTTGTTGCTTTGGCTGGTGTTTATGGGTTTGTATCATTAACTAAATCCATTCTCAAAACTGGTGGTGCTTTTGAAGATTACAAAGCCACACTCAAGGTCGTATTAGGCTCACAAGAAAAAGCAAACAAAGCCTTTGAATGGTTAAACAAGTTCGCAAAAACCACTCCATTTGAAATTGACAATCTAACTTCGGCATTTATCAAGTTAGCCGCTTATGGTATTGATGGAACTAAAGTAATGCGTACTCTTGGCGATACTGCTGCTGCTATGGGTAAAGATATTAATATGGCGGTTGAAGCGTTAGCAGACGCACAAACTGGCGAATTTGAGCGTTTAAAAGAGTTCGGTATCAAAGCCATTCAGATTAGTAAATCAAACGCTAAGAAGTTGGGTGCTACTTTATCTGATGTTGGTATGACCGCATTAGCATTTACCGATAAGATGGGTAAAGAGTCATTTAAGATTATTGATCGTAATAATAGAGCAATGATTACATCTACATTATCAGCTATTTGGAATGAGAAATATACTGGTGCGATGGCTGAACGATCTAAAACAATGAACGGTATGTTATCTAACTTAGGTGATGCTTGGACTAACTTCAAGGCTTTAGTTGCTGATAAATTATTACCAATTGTTAAAGATGGATTACAAGGTGTTTTAGACAAGATAAATGAGTGGGGCGATAATGGCGTTCTATTTGGCTGGGCGAATATGCTTGGTCAAGTAATGGGCGGTGCTATTGAATGGATTAAAGGCCTTGGTTCTGCTTTCGTTGGCTCATTTAAAGAAATGGGCTGGTCATTCTTTTCATTTAAAGTTGATATGGACGAGATGAAAGAGAAAGGTAAGTCATTTGGTGAGTTATTGCTTAAATGGTTTAATAAGATTAAAGATTTCTTAACAACAGATGGTTCATCAATGTGGCAGGGTATCAAAGATGGTATTAACAACACTATGGTAGTTGTTAGAGCATTAGGTTCAGCACTTAAATACGTGGCTGATATGTTTAGGTCAGTTAATCAGTTTTCAGCGAATTACGCTAAACAAAGAGCGTCTGGTCGTGGTGTATTAGGTTCTGTTGGTTATGCTACTGGACAAGGTCTTGCCAATCAAGAAAAAGGAAAGTCATGGTTTGGCACAAGAGCATCGGGCGGTGGTGTATCAGCAAATAGACCTTATTTAGTTGGTGAACGTGGTGCTGAGATGTTTACGCCTACGACTTCAGGTAGAATATCACCAAACGCTGGTGGATCATCACAAGTAACGAACATTTATACTAATGCCACAGCACACGGTATTAATAACGCATTAGGTTCTCGTGCTGATAATGTATCAAGAGGGGCAAGGGTTGGAATGAACATAGCAAGAGCAACTGGAATGGGTGGATATGGTAACTTATCAATGGCGAGAGCAAGATAATGATATTTAAATACCCAACCTTAGCATCACCAACAACAACGCTGACGTTTAACAACAATCCAGAAACACCTTATGAGCGTGAAGTCATTAAGCATAATTCAAGCGTTCAAATGGAAGATGGCTCGTTCTTTGTCTATTCAAGAAGCGTTACTAATTACCGCTATACAATCAGCGTAGTATTAACCAGTGAAACTGAGCGTGATGCTTTGGAATCGTTCTATGATTCAACGGTTAATGGAATGGAAAAAACCTTTAGTTATACAGACCCATATTCAGATTCATACACGGTTAGATTTGAGAACGAATTACACATTTCTGAAATATTCAAAGACAGAATGTATCGTGCTACGTTTAATTTAATACAGACGGCATAATGAGAAGTTTTGGCTCTGGTTTCACAACCAAGTTAGCATCAAGTTCATATTTACCAGTTATATTCTGTAAGTATGAATTAATAACCTATGTTTCTGGTGCTTCTGCTGGTACTGGTACTAAAACCACAACTAACTTCTATTGGTCAGAACGTGGCGTTACTTACGACTCACAAGCCTATGAAGCACGTTTAATTAATACTTCACCACTTGAGCAGTCGCTTGATGAATCAAATCAAGTAATGGGTGAGATGGGTTTACAAATTGCCAACTCACCATCTAACCTTGCTGGTGTTATTCAAGCTGGTATGAAGTGTACGGTTTATCTCGGCTTTGAAGATACGGCTGGAAGTGGTACGGTAACAGATGCCGAAATCATACATATTGGTATTGTTGAGGGTGATATTGAGATTACAGAAGATTCTGTATCTTTCAACCTTGAAGATATTGCTAATATCTATGATAAGCAACTGCCAGAGTTAATCACTCGTGAAGAATATCCTTATGCTGACCCAGACTCTATTGGCGATACTAAGTCTATTGTTATGGGTCGTGTACGTGATATTGAGTGTAGGGCGGTAGCAAGTGGTTTTGCTTCGGTATTAGGTCAAGATGGTTCTGGTCGTATGTGGGACACTCCAGATGCCAATAATAATCCAGTTATATTCTTAGAGGGTAATAATTATATCCACGTTACTGATGATATTGGTTGGTGGAAAGATATTGGAATTTATCCAGAAATGACTATTAACACGGTTAAATGGACTACTACTGGCGATTCAATAACTGGACAGTGTAGTATTGGTGGGTATGTTGCCGAATGGACTGATCCATTAGTAATGCAAGACGAAGCTACTTGTACTGCTGCTGGTGGTACTTGGTATTCTTCTGATGAGGTTATACAGCCAACAGATGTTGTATTTGATGATAGCGTTAATCTTTGGAAAATCATATTAGATAGTCCATTGAAGATTGACCACGCTATGGGTGACACAGTATATGAGTCTGGTTCTTTATGTGCTTCGTCTAATGAAGGTTATGCCTATTTAGTAGCAGACCACGCAGTTGAATCAATTACTAATGTTAAGGTAGATGGATTGCCAGTATCAGCACAAGTTATAACTGACCATCAAATGCCTTTGACTTGTATGGATTGGAATTTACCAACGGGCAAAGCTTACGTTATCGTTCCAACTAATGCTGGTGGTATTGGTAAGGCTGGAAGCAGTGCTTATGAAATACAAGATACGATAGACGTTGATGATACGATAGACGTTGATGATACTATTGATGTTGATGAGCCTGGTCACGAACACGACACTGGCGGAACTCAATGGTATGAGCATACTATCGATTGGAATTATAAATACACTCTTGTTGGTGGTGGTAAGGCATCAATCAGGCTTCGTTCTGGTTCGTTCAGAACTGACATTCTTGATAACCAAACTGGTGCTAATTTAAAATCACCAATAACATTTACTTCTAATAGTGAAAAAGTCTATATTGATTTTTCAATTTCACCAAATAATACTGGTTATTATGCCAAATTCCATTACGTTACTATACAAGGTAGGCGTGTAGATAATGCTGGTGCGGTTTCATATTTAGCAAAGTCAATGGGTGAAACTGGCGGTAATTTTTGGATATTAATGCTCTATCCACCTGGTATTGGCGGAAATCCAACATCTAATGTTATGGCTGATGTTATTAAAACTGGAAATGCTATTAAAACTGGTGCGGCAGTTAAGACTGGTTCAGTTAAATTAATTGGTGGCAATAGTGCTGCTGATGTATTGGTCGGTCAAAAGGTTACTTGTGATGTTATTGGTATTTGTGATGGTTCTGCTGGATATGTAACGCCACACAATCAAATTAAGAAGTTCATTAACCTATATGCTCGTAATCCTTTAGTTGGAACTGAGGGCAGTGCTAATATCGTTTCATTCGTTAATGAGTCTGAAATGGATACGGATTTTGACAAGGTTTTCAATACTGATAATGCTGCTAATTCGGGTGCTTCCAAATATCCATTATTAAACACGAAATCAATTAATTCAACTAATCCATCGCCTACTGCTGATTTGTCCAATACTGATACAGTAGAGGGGTTTCATTGTATAGATTTTGCGATAACTGAGCCAAATAGACTAAGAGATATTGTGGGTGATATGTTATTCCACTCTAACTCAACGATCAACTGGCAAAACGGTATTGCTCGGATTAAATATACTGGCGGCACACCAACCAAAGATGATGATATTCAGTCAGATGATTTAGTAATGAAGTCAATGTCTTTAGCACGTTCAAAGGCTTCTGATTTAGCCACTGACATTAGTGTTAGATATGACTATTCACCAGTCAAAGACTTTAGCAGAAGATATGATTACGCTGAAAAGATTGGCACTGGTGCTTTCTATACTAAAACAAAGTTAGATGCGATTAGAGCAAGGGGTACACATTCAAGAGAAAGGTCTTACGATTTGCCAATGGCTCGTGATCAGATAACTGCTGAATTTGTATCTAAACGCTTATACGATAAACATTCATCACCAAAGTTTGAAGCAGGTATCAGCACAGTATTAAAGAACTTGGCTATTGAAGTGGGTGATTATGTAACGGTTGAAACACCTATTTATGTAAACGGTGTATTAGATAAGGGTCTTGTTGTTAGTAGAACGCTTGAGTTTGGTTCGGCTGTTGATAAGACACCAGATTTAATCCATTTATCGGTACGTGAGAATCATACTGGTACTGGCTTCTATTTACAGACCAGTGATTTGACCGATTCAATTTCAATTACTGATGGAACACCAACAATAACACTTAATGATGTTAATACACT